AGACGAATTGATTGACGCTTTAGATAAGATTTTAGCGTACAATGACATCAGTTTAAAGCTATTCTTCAGAACCTTGAAACCTTTGGAGTTTACAGACCTTGAAAACGCCAATACAGACGAGCAAGTTAGCGAAGAAACGGGTACAAATCTAAGCAAACAGAACACCGATTTAGAGGAAATTCTCGCAAGTGTTGACGAAAATCAACTAGGCGACGAATGGTCGGAAGTTGACACTCGCGAAAGTGGAGATAATGAGGATGAGTTAGACCTTGCGCTTATCGAAGCGGAAAGTAAATACGAGCCTAAACAAAGCCTTTTAAGCAAGGTTTATAACTTCGTGCAGACTGGTAATCCAAAACCAAACCAAAAGAGTTCACAAGACAAGAAAGTAGGCGAATTAAAGTATTTTAAAGTAAGATACCGATATACTGGAAACAAAACGCCAGACCGCGACTTTTGCAAGGCAATGATGGCAAAGCAAAGTAGACTATTTCGCAAAGAAGATATAGACGAAATGAGCCGTCGAGCAGTTAATCCTGGGTTTGGTGAAGGTGGAAAAAATACATACGATATTTTCCGCTTTAAGGGCGGAGCGCGATGTTTTCATAAATTTGAAAGAGTTACGTTTATGCTTGACTTAAACAAAATAGAGAAAGGGTATAGTCAACTTGGAACACGAGCAGCGGAGATTAAAGGCTACAAAGTGACCAATCCTTACGAAGTTTCGATTTACCCAAACAACTTGCCGTTAAAAGGCTTCAGTCCAAATAATAAAAACTTACCAAGCGACGTAAAATAAAATGGCAACAGCACTACTAATAACAAGAGACGACATCGTTAAGCTAACTGCTTTGGGTGGAAATGTGGATATAGATAAGTTCATTCAGTTCGTGTTAATATCTCAACAAATTCATATCCAGAATTACCTAGGAACTCAACTATTAGAAAAATTAGAGAGCGATATTTTAGCGGGTACGTTAAGCGGTAACTATCAAATGCTTGTAGAAAAGTATTTAAAACCTATGCTTATCCATTGGGCAATGGTCGAGTATTTACCATTTGCAGCTTACACAATTGCCAACGCTGGAGTGTACAAACATACTTCCGAAAATAGCGTAAACGTAGAGAAAAACGAAGTAGATTTTTTGATTGAAAAAGAACGAAGTATCGCGCAAAATTATACCGAAAGATTTTTGGATTATATTTCTTTTAATCAAGATTTATTCCCAGAGTACAACGAGAATAGCAATGGCGATATGTACCCCGATACGCGAAACAATTATCAAGGATGGTTTATTTAAAGAAGTACAAACCAAAGGAGGAAAACATTAAGAAGCTAAAGGTATTTTTGGCTAAAATAAAAAACGAAAACAATGTCAAATAATATAGGATGGGGCAGCGTATATTGTACAATGGAGCAGAACGATGCTTTCGGTACAGACACTTTCTGGAGTACAAACGCAATTTCTGACGAGTCAGCACCTACTTGCTGGGTGACATATCCATTTAAAGCAGACACGATACTATTTACGATAGACAACAATAATATAACAATAGATACAACACAATTTTAACTATGGCACAACAAGAAATAAATGTAGGCGCAAGTCCTAACGATGGAACGGGCGACTTTGTACGCGATGCGTTCATTAAAACAAACGACAATTTTACGGAATTATACGCTAGTGGTGGTTCTTCCCCATTTGTTCCAATGTCAATGATGGCACAAGGTGATAATGAGTTTGCTTGCTTTGCTTCTGTAATTGTTCGACCAACTGGAGCGGTTAGCAATGGCGCACCCATCACATGGGAGAAATTAACAAACGCAGACAACCACGGTAGCTCATTTATTCGTTCGGCAATTGGTCAATCAGGTAGCGGTTTAAGATACGGTTATCCACAAGTTAAAAGTGTTTTATCACTAGTTACAGGGGTTGATGAATTGTTCGCTAAAAATGGGTGTATCACGGGTCCGTCTGCTGGGGTTTCTTATGCTGATATGCGAGTATACAGACCCACAGCTTCAGGTGTTACAATGAGGGGAAATGGGACAACGTGGACATTTACAACTAGTCCAAGTGGATTCTCCCCATTGTCGTTATACGCTGCACCAACGTCTGGGAAGGTAGATTTTAATTTCGCTACTGGTTATAACAACGTATCTATTGAGTCAATGGGGATGACTTATGTAGGCACAAATAATTACCGAATAGAAAGGATATTTTCTGCCTTATTTGGAAATGCTGGGATAGGATTCTACCTAGTAGATATAGCAACAAACACAAGGGTAACAACTCCTCCAACTTCGGCAGATGTAGTAACTATAACAAGTCCTAATATACTCAATTTAGAGGTAAATATGGCGATTTGGGGAAATCCAAATGCTTCTCAAAATACAAACTTATTCATGTCCGCTACAGGTTTTAATTTTTGGTGCATCGGTTTGTTTGAATTGTACATGAAGGTGTTAACCGTTTCAGATACCGAACTTTTAGCGAAATGGCAATCAAAAAGTGGGGTAACATCTTACACATTAAAGCGGTCAACGGCTTACACGGTTGATGTTAATGGAAACTATATTTTGACAACACCAACAACCGTGTACACAGGAACGGCTTTAGAGTTCGCCGATACAGCATTGACGCCTGACACAATGTATTACTATCAATTGCTAGACCAAACAGCAACAGAAATAACACAATTCAACACAAAGACAAAAGCGTGATATTAATAGTAGTCATATTGTTAATAATGGCTATAATAAATGAGATTAGATTGAGATGAATAAATTGCAAATATTTAGTTTTGGCTTTGATTGGTGGAAAAGTCTATTTGTCGTTTGGCTAAACGCTTTACTTGTTTTCTTTGCTCCTATTGCTTGGGTGGCTATCCTTGTCGGATTGGCTACCCTTGCCGATATGGGTTTCGGTATTTGGAAAACCTACAAAATCAAAGGCAAAATAACGAGCCGAAAAATGCGGATGGGGTTCGTCTATAAAACGCTCATCTACATAATTGTTGTCCTTTTCGTATTTGCAATTGACAAATTTATAATTGGTGAGATACTTGGAATGTTCACAACCGTAGAACACCTTGCAACTAAAATAGTCGCTATTATATTAATCGGTATAGAAGTTTATTCTATGGATGAGAGCTATGAAATAGCAACGGGTAAAAGTTTTTTAACGTCGTTTTTTAAGACCGTCCGCAACCTTCATAAAGCAAAAGATTTAGTTCTAAATAAAGACGAGGAAGATAAAGATTAAATTCTTTTTGTATATTTGCTTGAACTCTAAATAAAAAGCAAATGAGAACAATGGACTACTTTAAGATTGGTGCTACTATTTTTAAACGCTGAGTTCGATATGCCTTACATCGTTTGGATTAGCGCAATCATTCCTATCTATTCGGAAATATTTAGCATTGACGAAAAACAAAGAAAGTTGGGGAAGATTGGAATATTGAAACAAGCGGAAAACGTTTACAAGTTCGCAAAGAACATAAAGAACAAACGCGATTCGTTAAGGTAAAATGAAAAGCTACCTACTTGCGGTCGTTTGCTTCGTTCTAAACTAAACCTTAATTATCTTCGTTTAAAATAAAATCGTACATTTGTAAAAAAACGATTATTTATGAACGACATGAAATACAAACTAATAGCGGTAATACTTATCGCTTACATTCTCGGATATTACTCTAATTGTTGTCAATATCGCAACACAAAATCGGTAAATAACCGTGTAACTACTCAAAGAATAACAACTAAGAAGCAAGACGTTAAGCAACTCGAAGAAGCAACCGCGAAGGTCAAGACTGAAATACGCTATATTAAGGCAAATAACGCTACTGTAACAGCCCAACTTGACAAAGTAAAGGTATTGCGCGACACTGTTAAAATAGTTGCGTTACAAGACACGTTAATAAACATTCAGAAACTAGAGATAAGAAAGTTTGAAAGCGTTGTTTGGATGCAAGGCAAAACGATAGACGCTTTAAAAGATATTATCGAGTTTCAAGAGATGGATATTGAGTCTTTGCAAAGCGAAATAATCGACAAGAATAAAGACTTAAAGAAGTTCAAGCGAAGAAAAGATTTAACGCTAATTGGGTGGATAGCCACAACGATAGGTTTAATTGTAATTTTAAAATAGATAAATGAATCCACTACAAAAATTTCAAGACAGAATAGGTGTAACTCCAGATGGTCAATTCGGTAAAATAACGCTACGTCAAGCCGTCGAACATCTTAGACTAACCAAAGAGCAAGGGGCGCATTTTTTCGCGCAAATATCGCATGAAACTGGAGAGTTTAAACTATACGAAGAAAACCTAAACTACTCCGCGCAAGGCTTACTAAAAACGTTCTCTAAATACTTTAATAGTGTAACGGCTAAAGCATACGCAAGGCAACCCGAAAAGATAGCGAATAGAGTTTATGCTAATCGAATGGGTAACGGTAACGAAGCAAGTGGCGACGGTTGGAAATTTCGAGGTCGTGGATTCTTACAATTGACGGGACGTAATAACTACGCTTTATTCGCTAGTTATGTATTGACACCTGAAGTTATAACAAACCCCGATTTGGTTACACGTTTATACGCTATGGAAAGCGCGTTGTTCTACTTCGAGCGAAAT